GGCATTGTTGTATGGGGCCTTGATAGAAGCGTATATTTATATGAAGGGTGAGCAGGACGTTATGGCTATGTATAATAGTCGCTTCCAAGAAGCCATGATTGGTGTTAAGATGCTCGGAGAAGCTAAGGAAGTGACCGACGAATATCGCACTGGAAAGGTAATAAGGGCTAAGCAATGAGTTTAGATTTTAATATGGACTTACCTCGCTACGATAATGTGGTATCTGTCAAATCGACTAACAACCGTGGGTTTACTCCGGAAGAACTTGCTGAAGAGTGTGTTGGAAAGATAATATCTGTTTCCGACACGGCTCCACCCGCCATTAGAGACCAAGCCTATGCGTTTGAGAAGAAGGTCGAAAAGTTGGTGACGCATTATATGCGTAAATCTATCGAAAGTGACCGTACTACTGTATGGAATGCGTTAACGGATGCGGGTCATCCACAACTTGCTGAACTTATAAGGAGACTTTAAAATGGCCTTCAGCGGAAACTTCATGTGTACATCGTTCAAGAAAGAACTTTTGTCCGCAACACACAACTTCTCTACCTCTGGTGGTGATACGTTCCAAATAGCTCTGTATACAAACAGTGCTTCTTTTAACGCTGCTACTACTGCGGCACCGTTTGGTGCGGGAAACAACGAAGTAGGTACGTCTGGAACGTACACTACAGGTGGTCCTGCTGGTAGTACTAACACCAATAGTTTGGTTCCATCAAGCAGTATGCCTTCGTCCTCTGGAACCACAGCGTTCACTGACTTTGCGGATAAGACATTTACATCTGCAACGATTACTGCTCGTGGAGCTTTGATCTATAACAGTTCGGCGGCTGCGGGATCAAATACAGCAAACTGCGTCTTGGTTTTAGACTTTGGCTCAGACAAAGCGTCAACGTCTGGCGACTTTAAGATCGTTATGCCAAGCCCCGATGCTTCGAACGCTCTAATAAGAATTGCTTAACGTATTTAAGCTTGGAGATTCTATATGGTAGTCTTAGTAAATAGGGCCAAAATGACCACCAGCACCACTGGGACTGGAACAATAACGCTTGGCAGTGCCACTAGCGGGTTTCAGACTTTTACGGGGGCGGGTGTTTCTAACGGCAATTCAGTTCGATACTGCATAGAAGACGGGTCTTCTGCGTTTGAGATAGGCACAGGAACGTACACTGCTTCGGGGACTACATTAACCCGTTCTGTTATTGAGAGCAGTAACAGTGATAATGCTTTGAGTTTATCTGGCGCTGCTATTGTGTTCATCACAGCAATTGCCACAGACATTCAAGACATTGTGAATGACACTACTCCGAAGCTAGGCGGTAACTTAGACACCAATCAGTTTGATCTTATTACAGCATCTAACCGAGACTTGGATTTAGCCCCTAACGGGTCAGGTAAGGTTGTTATACGAGGCGCTACAAACTCAGCAAAGCTGGCTTTGAATTGTTCCTCAAACTCTCATGCAGTTACACTAGCAAGTCCGCCGCACTCGGCGGGAGCTACTTATGAACTGGAGTTGCCTGACGCAGTCGGTTCAACGGGCCAAGCTTTGTTAGCTTCAAACGGTTCAGGAAAATTAGTGTTTGGCACGGCGGGTATATCAACTGGGAAAGCCATAGCAATGGCAATTGTTTTTGGATAAAGGAGGTTAGAAAATGGCTGCACCAAATATTGTAAACGTAAGCACGATCATAGGCAAATCCGCCACTGTCGCGCTTGCATCAACCAACGCCACGGCTATTGTTAGCAATGCTGCATCCAGTGGTAAGGTCTTTAAGATCAACATGATCCAATTGGCAAACGTAGATGGCACAAACGCCGTTGACGTAACTGTGAACTTGTACAGTCAAGATGACATTGGCGGGACGGCATTTGCCCTAGTCAGCACAGTGTCTGTCGCGGCAGATTCTTCCCTAATTGCTCTCGACAAGTCTACATCAGTTTACCTTGAAGAAGATAAATCTATCGGGGTGATAGCAAGCGTGGCAAACGATATAGTGGTAGTGTGTAGTTACGAAGAGATCAGCTAATGCGGTCCCTTGGCAACACACCTGTAGATGGTGAAGTACGGGCGGTTGCCTCTGGTACACTGCCTAGTGGGCAACCTGTAATAGTTAATGCTAACGGGACTGTGAGTGTTGCTGGGGGTACACCTGTATCGCAAGCAGTCGGGTCTAACGCCGTGTTTGAGGCGGCAAATACTACACAGACTTGTGCAGCGTATGATGCTTATTCAAATAAAATGGTCATTGTTTTTATAGATGCGGGTGACGGAAATAAGGGTAAGGCCGTAGTCGGTACTATATCTGGCACCAGCATAACTTTTGGGGCCACCGCAACTTGGCATGCTAACGGCACAAACTTTGTTGCCATAGTATACCACGCCGCTGCACAAAAAGTTGTGATTGCCTATTATGACGGTGACAATTCTGGGTACGGCACTTCTGTTGTCGGAAGTGTAAGCGGGACAAATATTTCGTTTGGCTCAACGGTTATCTTCAATAGCGAAAACACAAGTCGCCAAAGTCTTTCCTATGACTCCAGCGCAGAGAAAGTAGTTCTTGCATATAGGACAACGAATAATGTTGGAAAGGCTCAAGTGGGGACTGTGAGCGGCACAAATGTTAGCTGGGGAACCGCCGCAGTTTACAACGATGGAGGTACGGGGCCATCAGTATCGTGCGCCTATGACATCAACGCCAACAAGACAGTGGTGGTTTACAAGGATGAAAACAATTCTAGTTACGGCACTGCAATCGTCGGATCAGTGAGTGGCACTAATATCAGTTTTGGGTCGGAAGTTGTTTTTGAAACAGCAACCACAGATAATCTATGGGTAGGTTATGATTCGTCTTCTCAAAAAGTAGTTATATCTTACAGGGACCGGGGTAATTCGGACTTTGGTACAGCTATTGTCGGATCAGTGAGTGGCACCTCAATCAGTTTTGGCACTGCCGCAGTTTTTGAAGCAGCAGCTACTCAGCAAACTGTTGTAATCGAAAATACTGCGGCTGGTTTTGTGAACATCTTTTATAGAGATAATGCAGACTCTAACAAAGGGAAGTTTGTAACAGCTACTGTAAGCGGGACATCCCTTACGTTTAGTGCTGTAACCTCTTTGACTAGCGGCGGTTCTTCTAACCTAAGACAAGCCTATGACAGCACCTCAGAACAAATGGTTTTTGTGTACAAAGATCAGGCAAATTCTAGTTATGGTACGGCTGTTGTTGTGCGGAACGCCTACACCCCCACCAACCTCACCGCAGAAAACTACATTGGCATGTCTCAGGGGGTGGTGGTCGACAATTCAATAACTCAATCTTTAGGCACCCCAGCCGTATTTAATAGCGGAAATACAACACATAATGCGGGTACTTTTGACAGCAGTTCCAATAAAATTGTTCTGGCCTACTCAGACGGTGGCAACTCTAATTATGGCACTGCTATAGTCGGCACTGTTAGTGGAAATACCATAAGTTTTGGCACTGAGGTAGTGTTTGAAAGTGCTAATAGTACATATATGTCCGCTACCTTTGACAGTAATAGCAACAAAGTTGTTATAGCTTATGGCAATTCGGGTAGCAGCGGTCGCGGCACTGCGGTAGTGGGTACGGTAAGTGGCAACTCAATTAGCTTCGGGACTCCTGTGGTATTTGACACTGGTGATTCCAATTACATCTCAACTGCTTTTGATTCCTCAAATAATAAAGTTGTTATATCTTATAGCGATTCAGGCAACTCTGTCAGAGGCACGGCAGTAGTCGGGACCGTAAGCGGCACGTCAATCAGTTTTGGGACTCCTGTGGTATTTAATAGCGGAGCTACATACTTCACCGCCGCTACTTTTGATAGCAATTCCAATAAAGTGATCATAGCCTACAGAGATAACGGAGGGTCTCCCGCCGGATCAGGCTATGCCATTGTTGGAACAGTAAGCGGGACAGGTATTAGCTTTGGGACTGAAGTTCAGTTTAGAAACAAACAAACACAAAAACAAGGAGTTACCTTTGACAGTAACTCTAATAAAGTTGTTATTTCTTATTTCAATGACTCTGACAATCTGGGAGAAGGAATAGTTGGTACTGTCAGCGGCACCTCAATTAGCTTTGGTACTCCTGTTGTGTTTAATACTGGTAATCTTGGCGCCGCATCTACAAGAGTTACTTTTGACAGCACCGCCAATAAAGTTGTTGTAGTCTATGAAGACGATACAAATTCTGACTATGGGACTCTAGTCGTTGGAACAGTAAGTGGAACGTCTATCATTTTTGGTACTAAATCTGTATTTGAAAGTGCTAATGTTAACTACATGTCTGCTACCTTTGACAGCAATGCTGGCAAGGTTGTTATAACTTGCCAAGACGAAGGTAACAGCGGAAATGGAACTGTTGTTGTCTTTCAAGTTGGCACCACAAACATAACCAGAGGCCAAGTAGCATCTGGTTCCAGTGCAATCATAGACAGTGGCTGCGCAATCAGCACTAATCAACTCAGCCTGACTGCTGGTCAACAATACTTCGTTCAAACTGACGGTACGCTGGGCTTAACCGCTGCCGATCCATCTGTACTTGCTGGCACTGCCGTGTCGGCTACT